CCGCCTTCGAGCCCCGCTCGAATGCGGCTTGAAGCCGAGCCGCTTGAGCTCGCCGAGCACCGCCTCGCGCTGCGCCGGTGTCATCGCCCTGAGCGAGCGCACGCCCGTCTGCGCCTCGTAGAGGTCGCGCGCGTCCTCGATGTCGATGCCGAGCTGCTTTGTGCCGATATTAATAAGGCGGATCGCGCTCATGGCCGGCCACCCCGCGCGCTGCCGTCAATGACGGCACGGACGATGTCGACGCCCTCGGCGAGGCACAGCCCTCGGCCCCACACGGTCTTCACGAGGACACCCGTCCCGACGAGCTTGCGGCGCAAGCTGTTCGTCCAGACGCTGATGATATTCACATCCGGTGCATCGTCGGCCCGGTCCGCGTAAACAAAGGCATGGATGCGCGCCCGCGATCGGGCCTTGCCGTCGGCGAGTGCGAGCAGCACCATGGCTTCGCCCGCCGTCAGCCGATAGCGCAGCATGAGCCGCGCCGCGGCGTGTGCAGGCCCGCCGCCGAGGAGGGCTTCGAGCCGCGCCTCCAGCGCGTCGATATGGGCGATCAGCTCGGCGCGGGATGCGGCATCGACGTCGAAATAGTCGACGTCGGGTGAGGACGAGGCCAGCGGGATCACGACAGCATCCTTTCCACCTCGCGGGCGACGTCGGAGATCCGGAAAAGGCTGACGCGGCTGCCGTCCTCCGGATCGCGAGGGCCCATCAGGTAGGCCTCGCCGTCGTCGTGCTGGACCGGGCAGTCGGCATGGTGCAGCGCCTTGCAGAGTGCCTCCTCGAGGAGCCATTGGCGCTCGCGGACGGATGCGGTGGCAAAATCGGTCATTGGTCGTCCTCTCTCTTGAGCTGCTCGACGGTCAGCGCTTGCAGCCGGGCAAGCAGCTCCACGCGTCGATGCGAATTCGGCTTGTGGGATGCGATGCGCTGGATCAGCTCCCGACGCTCCGCGTAGATCTCGGCGACGGCGCGCCAGGCGAAGAGATCGGGCTGCCGCTCGTCCCGCCCGGCGCGCATGTCACGCCGCCTTCCGCGCCGGCCGGGTGGCCTCCTGGCGCGCCTTGACGATCCAGCGCCGCATCACGTCGGCGCCGCCGATCCGTGACTGAGCACGGATGCCCATCATGGTGAGCGTCTCCGCCCCGCCGATCTCGCCGAAGCGGCCGGCCGGCTCCCGCGTCTCGAGGGAGAGCCGGATCATCTCGACGCCGTCGAGAAAAGCCCGCTTCTCGGCCCGCCATCCGGCAGGGTCCGAGATCGGATCGGCCTCGGCTGGCGACAGCATCGCGAGCTGGTCTTCGAGCCAGTGGACACGGGCCATGATCTCGATCGGCCCGGTGGCTTTGCGGCCGCGGCGGCTCATGACGCACCCTTGAGACGCTCTTGATCGTGCTGCCGCCTCGCGACCGCCAGCACCGCCGGCCCAACGTCATCGATCTCCTCGGCGTAGAGGTAGCCGTATCGGACACGTCCCCAGCCGCTGAAATAGGCTCCCGAGGCGCCACGATAAGCGCGGATCATAACTTCGTACCGGATGATCAAGCCTCTCCGGGTGCAGCGTTGGAGTGCCTCTGCCCACAGGTGAGGATCCTGCACGTCGATCAGCGCGACCAGCTCCGGAAGCGCTTCGAAGATCGGTCGCGATGGCTCATCGTGGTAATCCACGAAATCCTCGAGCCACGCGGGGATGCGTTCCGGATCGCCCATCAGAGCGAGAGGGTATATGGCCTCAACTCTGGCTTCTTCCTGGTAGAGCTCGTCGGTGTAGTCCTTCATCACGCACCGCCTTTCGCACGGGCCTGCCGCACCCAATTGCGGAGGGCGCCAATGACCCCCATCGACGAGGTCGCGCGCAGCCGGTACATCGTCACGGCTGTCAGATCACCGCTGCGGGCGATGATCGCGGGCGAGACGGGCAGGGCTTCGAGCAGCGCGACCAGCTCGGCGAGCGCGTGGTCGTAGGCCGAGCGATTGCTCCACTCGAAAGCGGGCAGCGCCTGGAGCCGCCGGTCGAGCTCGTCGGCGCGGGCGAGCAGTGCCTCCCGCCGGGTGCGCTCCACGCGATCGCGGAGCGCCGTGAGGTCTTCCCGAGGAGCGCCGGCGGCGTTGATCGCCGTGCAGAGACAGGCGGCGATGCGATGGACATTTTCGTCGGACCGCTGGCGGTGGATGTCGATCGTCAGGACGTGGCGGCCCGAGGCATCGAGAAGGTCACCGACCTGCTCGGAGCTCGGCACGAGCGGCAGGTAGACATGCAACTCGCGGAGGACCTGGCTGAAGCCTTCAGGCGTCGTCGGGCGGGGGATGAAAACCGGGTCCGCCATCACGCACCTGCCTTTGCGAGGTCGATGGTGACAGCACGCCAGCCCTCGGTCACCGCCGAGCGCTCATAGAAGCGGACATACTCCTTCGAGCCGGTGACGCGCATCGCCTCGCGGATCGCGTCCATCGCCCGTTTCCAGCGCTCGTCGTCGATGTCGAGCCGCAGAAGCATGAAAATCTCGGAGCGGTTGATCTGGCCTTCCTTGTCCGTGTTGAAAGCGCGGGTGACGATCGTCTGGATCTCCGGCCGCGCGTCCGTCGACCACTCGTTGAGGCACTCGTCGACCAGACCCTTGGCGACCTGCAGCGACGGCCCGAAGTCGACGAAATCCGACACCTGCACCTGCACCTTCTTCAGCCCGTCGAAGGTCTGATAGGTCCGGTTGCCCTTTGTGCCGCCTTTCGCCAGGCCGTATTCCTGCTCGAGCAGAGCGTCGAATTCCCCGAGATCGGTCATCGTGTGCCCGCGGAAGCGGGCGATCTGCGCCGACAGATCGCGGGCAAAGCCCATGATCTTGCGCACCGTCTCGTCCTCGAGCCGGTCGGCCGGCTTGATCAGCTCGAGCGGCACGAGCGAGCCCTTGGCGTCGGCCATGTATTTCTTGCCGTTGGCGATGATGACGCCCTCTTCCGGGCGCTCTTCGATGATGACTGCTTCCATTTTTGGTCTCCTCAAGAGGTGGTTCTGGGCTTGCGGATCGGCGCGAGCAGGTGCTCGACCGCGTCGATCTGCGACTGGATGGCGTGATCGCGGACATCGTCCTGCTCGTCATTGCCGGTGATCGGGAGCTTGAGCGCCCGTACCAGCACGTCCGCCTCGAGCGAGATCGCCCAGGCGAGCTCGAAGGCGAGCGCCAGGGCGAGCGTCCCGGCCTGCGTACAGGCGATCGTGCCGCGTACGGGGTTGGCGACGATGGCGCCGGCGAGGTCGACGACGTCGACCTCGGCCGCGGCCACGCGGAGCTTCTCCTCGTCGCTCATGCGGCACCGCCTTCCGGCGGCACCGGCCGGGCGATGACCGGGAAGGCGACGATCTTGTCGTCCGCTGCGGCGGCAGAGGCCTTGCGATTGCGCAGATCGTCGCCGCGCGCCCGCAGCCGGTGCTCCAGGACGCGGACCTCCTCCTCGAGCGCCCGACAGTCCTTGACGAGGCCTGTCAGGAGCACGGCGAGGCGACAGGTCGAGGTGCGGTTGAACCGCACCTCATGGCCTTCCAGCGCGGAGGCCGTGAAGAGATCGCGAAGAAAAGCGAGATCGTCGGAAGGCAGATCGTCGATATTCATTTCCGCCTCCCGAGCTCGACGACATTGGTATCGGCCGGCGCGGCGAGCTCCGCGTCGATCGCCCGATGCATGCCGACGCGCAGCTCGCGGCCGGCCTCGATGTCGCGGAGGATCTTCAGTTCGGCCTCCATCGACAGCGCGAGGTCGGCGAGCCGGTCTATGAGCCGGGCGATCCGGGTGAGGTCGCGCGCGTCGGCCCGGAGCACGTCCGCGGCGACGGTGCGCAGCTCGCGGGAGAGGGTATGAGGCGAGATGGCCGCGATCATGCCAGCTCTCCGAGGTCGCGATTGCGCCAGGCGGTGGCGAGGTGCTTGAGCGAGATATCCTCGCCGGCTCCGAGCGCGGCCATCGCAGCGGCCCGGAGTGTCCGGTCTATGTTGCGCAGCGCCCCGGGCTTGGTGGCGATCCCGGCCAGAAATTTCACGCTGTCAGGATCGTCGACGCCCCACGCCTCGATTAGCATGTGCGCGTCGCCGACCGGGTCGCGCTCGGTGCGCAGTCGCCGGTCGAAACGGGTGAGCACCTGCGCCCGGCTGGCGATCGAGCCGCGCTCCTTGAGGAACGCCACGCCCGTGTCTTCGTTGCCGACGAGGGCAACGCCGCACTGGTACATGTCCACAAAGTGCCTCAACTGATTGATGGCGTCCGGGACCAGATTTTGCGCTTCGTCGATGATGAGCAGCGTGCCCTCGCCGATCCGCTGCAGCTTCCGGCCGATCGCCCGGACGAGGCGGGCAGGATTGTGCTCGTGCACGTCGAGCTCGGAGGCGAGCTCGATCAGCATGCCATGCGTCGTCTTGGTGTGCGGACTGATCGTCGCCATCCAAGCATGCGGACGGGTCGCGACGAAGTGCCGGCACGCCGTCGTCTTGCCCGCGCCGGAAGGCAGTACCACCATGGTAAAGCCGGCCGAAAGCTGGGCGTAGAGCAGCACGTTGAAGACCTCAGCGCCGGTCGCGGTGCGGATGAATTTCGGCGCGACGGGCAAGCTGGCGGCGAGCGAGGAGCTCTCTTCGAGCGCGTCGAGCCAGCGGCCGACCTCGTCATTGACATTGGTGAGGAGCCCCGCGTAGCTCCCCGTGGTCCACTGCGAGAAGGTGCTCTCGCGGACGCCGGACCGGCGGGCGACCTCGGCCTTGCTCCAGCCGGCGGCGCGGGCGGCGTCGATGACGCGGGTCAGAAGCTTGCGCCACCGCTCGACCTCGGCCGGGCCGTGCTTGTCGGCGAAGGCGGGAAGCGGCGTCGGGACTTCCCAGACCTGGATTGTGCTGACTGCTTTTTTCATCTAGGGTTCCTTTGCTTTTGTCTGCGGCGGGCCCTTCGGCCCGCCATTTTTTTGGAACCGAACGCGGTACTAATCGGTCCTTCGCTGATCCCCTTTCGGGAATGGGAGAATGGCGGCCTCGCCGCCGGCCAGCCGCGCGAGCCCGCGGCTGAAATCGTCCGAAAATTGCTGCTCGTCGATCAGGCCCGGCGCCGGGGCCGCGGGCGCCTCCTGGCGGCGCGTGATCAGCCGCGTCACCTTCGGCCGCGACGGCTTCGCCGGGACGGCCTCCTCGCGCTCGCCGCGTTTCATGAGCTGCTTGAGCTGCAGGTCGGTGAGACGGCGGGCCGCGGCCTTCTGTGCCTTGGTCGCCCGCATGTCGTCAGCGCTCGCCCGTGCGGTCTCGCGCGCCGCCGCCTGGCAGTCGAAGCCGGTCTTGTCGATGCACTCGGCGTCGCAGATCAGCCGGCCCTTGGGGTCGTAGACCTTGATGGCCGCGTGCAGGTCTGACGGGTCGAAGCGCACGGTCAGCTTCTTCCCGATCCACTGATTGAGCTCGCGCGACCAGTAGCGGTTGCCGTGCAGGTGGATCGCGCCGGCCGGCTTGCGGGCGGTGACGGTCTCGGCTGTCAGCATCCAGAGCGAGCGCTGCGCCGGCGCTGCGAAACGGACGAGATTGGCCGGATCGGCCATCGACGCGGCGAAGACCTCGTCGAAGCTGCGGCCCCCGGCCGTCTCGGTCTTTCGGCCGGCACGGGCATTGTGCTCGGCGATCCGGGCGGCGACGTGGCGCTCGAGCTCCGCGATCGGCACCGCCCGCGAGCCGTAATTTTCCGGCTTGTGCTGCGTGCTGCGGCCGGTATAGGCGCCGGCCATGTCCGGATGCTTCGAAATTTCCTCGGCGAGGTCTCCCCACGCCCGCTCGATCGGTTTGGACTGGCCGCGATAGGGCGTGACGAAACGGCCGTCGATGCCCAGCGTCTTGAGCAGACCGGCCACCTCGTCCTCGGTGATCCGGAAGCGATTTCGCCGCCGCGCGCCGCCGGAGATTTTCTTCGACGCGAAGGACCGGCCATTGTCCATGTACAGGCGTTCCGGGATACCATGATCCTCGACCATGCGGCCGACGATCGTGCGCACCGCCTCCCACGTCTCCGCCTCGGTCAGCACCCACGACAGGATTTTGCGCGAGTAGATGTCCTGCGTCGCCATCAGGTAGACGCGGGTCGGCTTGTCCCGGCCGGGCAGGAGGACGTGCAGGTCGAGCTTGTGCCCGTCGGTATTGACGTATTGCATCGCCATCAGGTGGGCGACCGAACGTTCCTGCGCGGGGAAGAGCTTGCGCGCCTCCTCCTGGCCCTTTCGGGCCAGCACCTGCACGGCGTGCGGGACCTTGGCGTCCATGTGCCGGCGGAGCGTCCGCTCCGCGGGGATGGGCGTCCATCCCTTAAGCCGCGCGACTTCGACCATCCGGCGGTAGCAGGCCGAAAACCGCGGCGCCTCCGGCCGCAGGTAGTCGGCGGAAAGCACGTCCCATGCGTCCGGGTGGCACTCGGCGGTCTGTGCGACGGCGCCGGCCGAGGTGTTTGGGGCGAGCGCCGCGAGCCAGTCCTGGCGGGCGTGACCCTCGACCATCTGCCGCCATTCGTAGAGCGTCGAGCTCGCGACCTCGTGCTGGATCGTGCAATAGGCGGTCGCCTGCCGCGCGCTCATCCCGGCGGCGCGCATCTCCTCCCAGGTCAGCAGCACGTCGAGCCGCCGCCGGCAGGTCGCGCGCTGCGCCTCGGTCAGCGCCTCGTAGGCCCGCCAAAGGAGCTTCGAGACGGCCTCCGGCGGGGGCGGGGAGGCATCGAGAAAAGCGAGCCTTGCCCTGGCATCGGCCGGCAGGACGCCGACATGGTAGGCATAGCCGCCTCCGCGGCCCTCGAGCCTGCGCACCTTGGCGGCATCGTCCCGCCAGCCCCTCCGCGCTGCCATGTTGTTGAGCGCGGGCACCGTATGCGGCAAGCCCGGCAGCTTCGCCGCGGCGAGTTCGGCGAGCGTGTACCACTCCTTCATGCCGCGCCCGCCTTTTTCTCGGCGATGTAGCGCCGGATGTCGGCCTCGTGCTCGCGGCAAAAAAGCAGCGTGGCGCGGATCGCGTCGATCCGGTCCATCAGCATGACACGCTCCGCCTCGCGCATCCGGCCTTCGCGGACGAGGCGCGGGTAGAGCTTCTGGCGATGGGCGATCTCGCGGTCGATTTCCGCGATCTGGCCGATGATGGAGATCTTGCCGGCCATCAGCGCTCGCCCTGCCGTCGGATGCGGACGGGCCGCGATTTGAGCTGCTTGATCTCGGCCGCGATCGCCCGCTGCTCTTGCTGGAGACGGGCGATCTCGGCGAGCCGGGCCTCGTCGCCCTGCAGCAGCAACAGCCCGTCATCCGACACGACGAGGTCCCACAGCCAGATCGCTCCGGTCGCCCGCACGAAGGCTTTAAAGCGGACGAGGCTGACGTCGTGGCCCTCCTTGCTTTCCGCGGTGTAGGCGTCGAGCGAGGCTTTCGAAACCGACGGCACGCCGAGATAGGTCGCCATCCGCGCGGCGATTGCCGGCCGGTCATGCGGGCATTCGCGGATTGCCCGCGCCATCTCGCGCTTGAGCCGCGAGCGGAAGCGGTCGATGTCGATGCGCTCGACGGGCGAGCGCACCGGGAAGACCGGCTCGGCGAAGAAATCGGCCTGGGCGGGATCGCGGCGGGTCATTGTGCCGCCTCCAGGAAGCTCCAGTCGCGCATGTCGCCGACATGCTCCAGCACGCGGCGCAGCGTGGCGTCGTCGGCTTTTTCGAGGAGGAGCGCGACCTTGCGGAAAATCTCCGCCTGCTCGTCGAGGGCGCCGGCGGCGGGTTTTTCCGGCCGCAGGAAGGACAGCGCCAGCTTCAGGTCCGGCTTTTCCTTCAGCGCCGCCGCGACCCGGAGCTGATCGTCGACCGGCAGCTTCGCCAGCTTCAGGAGCTTCGCCTGGTCGCGCTCGGCGGGCGTGCCGCGCACCGCCGCGCGCAGTGTCGGGTGCAGGTTCTGGCCGATGCGGTTGATCCGCTTGAAGCTTGCCGGGCCGAACCCGAGCCGCTCATGGACGTCCTTCGAAAGCTCTCGCCCCGGCGCGAAAGTTCGAAAAGGATCATCGTGATCCTTTTCGGCTGCATAGCGCCCGCGCTTGATCTTGCCGCGGGCCTCCTCCCACAGCTCGCGGTATTTGAGGACAAACACCGCCCGGTCGAGCGCCGAGAGCTCGGCGCGATAGAGATTTTCCGCGATCTCGAGGAGCTGCGCTTCGGCGCCGTCCGCCTGGACGACGATCGCGTCGAGCTCGGCCCAGCCGAGGATGACGGCGGCGGCGCAGCGGTGCCCGCCGGCGATCAGCGTATAGGGCGTCGAGCCCTTGTTTTTCGCCGGCGTGCGCCGGACTGTGACCGGCGTGATCTGGCCGCGCTCTTCGAAGGATGCTGCGATTGCCGCGGCGACGTCCATGTCGACCGGCCGCAGCCGGTCGCCTTGATGGAGCTGGGCGAGGGGGAGACGGATCAGCTCGGCCATCTATGCGGCCTCCGCGTCGTCGGCGAGCGCCGCCATGAATGTGTCCATGGCCCGCGCCGCGATCCGGTCATAGGCCCGCTCGAAGACAGGGTCCTCGCGGCGCCGCTCGACGGTGCGGATCGACTGCAGCACCATCGCGCGCCCGACGCCGAGCAGCTTCACCACCCGGCGTCGCGGGATGTCGAAGCGCTCGCAGAGCACGTGGATCGCGATCTGCCGGGCGAGCTTGGCATCGAACATGTCGCGCGGCGGGCTGATCAGGTGGCGGATCGGCAGATGGTTGAAATGGGATCGGCAGGCCCGGACCGCGGCGCTGACCATCGCCTCGAGCCGCTCGTCTTCGGAGTACGGATTACGCAAGACTGTCACTCCTTCGTGGGTGGGACGGGAAAGGTAGAAGGTCATCACGGCACCGCCCGAAAGAGCGCCACGAGGACGGCCGCGAGACCGGCAGCGGTGATGACGACGAGGAGGAGGGTCTCCCCGGGCCGGCGCGCCGGCCGCGAGGCGGCAAAAGGAGAGACGGCGAAATCGGCGGAGCTTTTCGCCTTTGCAGGGGCCGCGTCCTGCGGCACGATCGGCCCATCGCTCTTGGGCGAAAGGAGACCGCGGATGATCGACGAGGCGGAGACGAGGGTCACGGGGATGTTGCTCCTCGAAATTGTGGACGCGCTGATGGAGCGCGGTGCGTTGAGGCGGGGGGACGTGGCCGGCGCGCTGTTGCGGACCGAGTACCGCGCGGGGATGGCTGACGACATCGCGGCCGAGGAAGGAGAAGGCATCAACGGCCTCCGCCTTGGCTGGGCCCGCCTGGCGACCGAAGAATGGACAAGAAGGCTCGGACTGCCGCCCGAAATCTACGCACTGCGCCAGCGACACGAGGCCTGGGTGCGCGCGGCATCCGGGGAGCCGAACCCCCTTTACGCGGAAGAGGTGGCCGCGCTCTTTGACGACGAAGATTGTCCGTAAATGCGCGCTGCGCCGCAGCGGTTTCGCGAGCGAAGATTGCGTCGTCGAACCTGGTCTTCTCCATCACGCTGCCTCGTGCGACGAGCCGCCGGCCGCGGCGCGGCGGGCATGGCGGTAGTTGATGGCCGGCTGCGGCGACAGGCGCCGGCCGTCGGCGAGGTAGCGCGACGGCCACAGGAGATGCGGATGCGTCCGGAGCGCGGCGGCGATCGCCCGCTCGCCGGCCACGTGCGGCTCGTGCACGGCATTGCCGGCCGTGCCGGCCGGCAGTCCGTAGGTCTTGTCGATGGCGGTGAGCGTGATCTGCGCGAGCGTCAGGAGCTCCCTGATCCTCGCGACCTCTTTCAGCCGGCGCATTTCGGCGCGGTTGACATTGCGGGCTCCGGCGTCGCGGTGCATAAATCGGTCCTGTCCATGAGGGAGGCCCTGGCCGGCCTCCTTTTTTGGGGTGATGAAATCTGCGAACTCAGAAAGGGATAACGAAGAAACATCGTTTTGTAAACGAAAAATCTTCGCTTTCAGGATGGCGCGACCAGAAACTTACAAAACGCCTCTCGGGCGTCGGCTGGCTGACGTCCGTAAGGCGCTCGGACATGATGGACGAAGCGGGTTCGCGGCACTTCTCGGCATCAAGCCTGACACCTTGGGCTCGTACGAAAGAGGTGTGGCCAAGCCGGATATGGAGCTTCTGGTAGCCTACCGGCGGCTTTTCGGCGTCAACCTGTCGTGGCTGATAGCGGAGGACGGCCCGATGTTCGACGATCCGTCCAAAGCGCCGGCGCCAGCAACGCCTGTCGTTCCGGAGCTCCTGCTCCGGCTGCAGCGCGCGGCGCGCCGGGCCTACAAGGCGCACCGGCAGGAGCCGCCCGAAGACGTGCTCGTCGTCGAGGCCGGCGGTCTCTACAACGCGCTGCTCCTTCGGGTCACCGACCTCCGCGACGAGGCCGTCGTCGACGCCGTCATCCCCGTCCTCGTCCGCGAGCTCGAGGAGCGCCTGGCGCAAGCGGCCGCCGAGCCCGGCACCGGCAAACGCGCGGGCTGATGCTGGTGCGGCTCGACCGCGGCCCGCGTCAGACATGACGACGCACGACGCAGCCCGGCCTCTCGGCCGGCGGCGCTGCGGATGATGATGATGGAGGGAGTTTCGGCTAGGCGGCCCGTCGCGGGTAAGACCCGCGCTCGCCTCAGGGGCGGTATCTCAATCTCACACGATGGCCACCCCATTTTCTTCGGCGACAGGCAGCTACGCTAGATTGTGGATCAGCCGCTTGCAAGCTTGACGGTATCAGCCGATGGCATACACATCCACCGTCAGCGCGCGGCGCCGGCAACGTCATCGCCATGGCGATGTGAGTCGAAATAATAGTTGTGATTCTACAATTTTAGATCAGCCTCCCGGTTCGGGAGGCTGATCGCTATTCGCCCGTCGCGAGAGTTCCCGCTCGATCGCAAGGCGCACGAAATCGGATATCCGCTCCCCCTCGCGCAAGGCCGCATCCACCTTGGCGCGATCGTCATCCGGCAGGCGGACCGCGATCAGCCCCGGACGGCGTGATGATGGAGATCGTCTCCCGCCATCGCAAACCATTCCCGCGACACCTCGACCCGCTCTTCGCCGGGCTCCTTGAGATCTGGGCGGCCGAGGGGCTTTTTCCGAGCGCCGCACGACGGCGGGACCGATCCCAGCTCGACCGACAGGCATCGTGAAACCTCGGATGCGCGTTCTCTGGCCTATTCGCTGAAGATTTCACCTTTGATTTCAAAGTCTTGGGCCGCATGATCCGCGAAGTTTCACGTTGTGTGAAACCTCAAATTGGATTTGAGGCCCCGCGGGACGATGGTGATAGGGGCGGCTAGCCTCGGTATCGCAAAGCCTCAAAGCCGATTTATCAACCACTTGAGGCCGCCTCAAAGGATCATCACGGGTTTTCGAAGGCGCCGCGAATGATGCGACGATTTCGTCGCCCCCGCCCGATCAATGGCGCTTCTCCCTGAAAATTCCGGACACGGGCCGGGCTCGCTGGCGCGCGCTCAACCCCTTGTTTTCCCGGCCTTTCCCGCCTCTTCCCGGGTAATCCCGGATATTCCGGTCCTCCTCGTCAAACAACACTGGGTGTCATTTTGGGTAACACGAGCGTGCGCTTGGATGTGGCGGGATGCTACGATAGCTGCTCAACAACGCTTTGATATTCGGCGGTCTGAATGAGCAGGGTGTGAACCTCCGCTTCTTCTCGTAGCCCTACTGGAACCCACGGCGCTCGAAGGGTAAAATGGGGAACAGCGTTCAGCGGAGATTATTAGATGCTGCCCCCGACAATTGAGGTCGAGAAGACTTTCACCGATTTTGTTCGGACATTCCGTAGCGGTGACATTCTGCCTCATTTTGTTTCGAGCATCCCAACAAATACCCTGAACGCCGACTACTACTTCCCAAACGATAATGTCATCGCCGAGCTAAAGACATTAGAGATAGATGCTCTCGACCTTGAGACAATTGATCGAAGGATTATGGCGAGCTACAAGTGGCTTGGATATAAATTGTGCGACTATACCGATTTTTTGTTTGGTAAAAAGTACCTTCCCGATGATGTCAATAAACGGGTATTTTCAACTATCTCGCGCCCAATCATCGATTGCGTAAGGAAAGCCAACAAGCAGATAATTTCCTCCCGGCGCTTGATAGGGAAACCTGACGCCAAGGGGCTTGTATTGATCGCTAATAGTGGCAATTTCGGCTTCCCGCCTGTCCAGCTAATGAATGTCGTCCTCGAAGGCTTTGATCGTCTCACTGACCGCAAAAGAGACGGCATCGTGTATTTCACTCCTAACGTGTACCACGATATGGGCGACGGCGTGCCCTACGAGTTGTGGGTTCCCATAGCAAATGAGCACGGCGACGAACTTCAAGAGTTCATAGATGACTTTGGAAAGGCGTGGTTTGATTATCGTGAAAAGACTGCGCAACCTGATGTTTCGCGAAGAGAAAACTCTGACTTCTTGCCCCTCTTAAATGCAAAAGTGGTGCAGCCAGATTGAGTGGATTAAACGTCGAGACGTGGTCTGGCGTGGTTCGGGTGAGCTAACCTCACCGCCACCCAGTTGAGAAATCCAAGGCGTGGATTAGGCCGAAACTGTCGATCCAACGAACGCCAAGATCATCGCAAACGTCAGGTACTTTGCGATTGGCTCGTTGAGCCTTTGGCCGCGAGACCTCCGCTGTGACCACCAGTCGTTCAGACGAATTGTGCAATGCGGCCGCAATCAAGAAGGGGTCGCGACCGATCTTTTCAATTTCAACATCGTTGAGGTCTGGTGCGTAGCCCTCGTCAATGACCCGCCTCACAAGCCCGACATCGGCGTCCTCGCCCAGCGATAGCGCTTCGAGACGATGGTGATCGGACATCCATTCCGCGAGGTTATCTGACCCGTCTCTGATCTCCTCGATCATCTCCAACGGCATTTTCACGTTGCCGGTCTCGCCCTGATGCACAAGCCAATCCCAGAATTCAGGCACACGCTCCAGCGGATAGTAAAGCCGGCTCGCCGTTATCAGGACGCTGGCGTCGAGGAGATACAGCAATCGCTACCCCTGCGCTGTACGGAGAGCGCCAGGGTCGCCCGATCCATTGTAGACCATGTTGTAGACGTTCGACGGCTTCACTCCGAGCAACTTGGCTGCCTTTGACGGAGAAAGGACCCGCCCCGCTAGCATTCGCCGCGTGAGGCCAAGTAGAGCCGCCCCCACACGATGCCTGCGCACAACATAGTAGTTCGGTCCCCCTTCGCGATCCCTGTTCCTCGCGCGTTGGTCTTCGCGACCCTGCCGCCATTGCGCGCGGTAGAAGCCGCTCAAGCGGCTCCACATGTCGCGGTCGATAATGCCTTCCCGAAACAGCTTATAGGCAACCATCGAGCGGCTAACGTTTCGCTGTTCTGCGAAATCGTTGATCGCCGCGACCGCATCATCGAACGAACTGCCCTGCAGATAGCTCAGTGGCTCAAGCTCCTCTCGCTGCAGGAAGAAGCGCCCAGCGACATCGTTGCAAAATTGTTCCACCGCATTCGCTGCGCTCGTGCCGCTAACCCCCGTCTGGCCTAGCCAGATATGGCAAAGCTCATGCAAGAGCGTGAACGCCCAAGCCTTCTCGCTATCCTGATCGTTGATAACGACGAAGGGCGCTACCTTGTCAGCAAGCGCGAAGCCTCGGAAGATCTCCACGTCGAGGCTGGTGTGGTGACTACCCAAATTGCCGATCAACAGAACGTAGATCCCCGCCTTCTCCGCTTGCTCGCGTAGATATGCGAAGCCGTTGAGACCGTGATTTCCTCGTCCGCGATAGTGGTCGAGATGCAAATCGAGGGTTTCTCGGATCGATTGGAGGACAGCCTCTGCGCCATCGCGCATGGACATCGAGCCAACGAAGGGTAGTGGTACAGCCTCGTCTTCTTCCTCAAGGAGCGCCCGGACCATTTCCTGCCGGGCACGCACGTCTCGGATTAGAGTGTCCACCAACGCGTCCTGAAACCGCGAATGCTCCGGCGGCAGGGTACGGAAGTCCTCCCCGCGCTCGGCGGTACGCGGGACCGAGGACATGTAGAAAGCAAGCAAGGGTCGGCGGTACTGCTTCGACATCCGCAGCAGCACCGGACGGGATGGCTCAGCTTCGCCCACCTCATATGCCGCCAGGCGCTCGTTGCCCGGCACACCTCTAGCGTCACCGATGCTGAGCTTCTCCGCCGCCTCTTCGAGCGTCAGCCCGGCGGTCTCACGTGCCCATCGCAGGATTTCTGGGTTCACATTCGGCATGCTTGTATCAAAGTTTCTCTACCTTTTGCGTGTCGGCCGCTTTCCAAGCCCCTTCGTCAGATTTCCAACATAGCTCCAACCGTTCTCGCGGGAGCGGGTTTCAGAGCCGAGGATTTTATTCTCGATAGCTTGGTTCAAGCTATCCTCGCGTTTTGAGCGGCGGGCGCGAGCCGCGTTGTCCGTCGCCATACTTTCCGCGATGACACGCAAAGCCGCCTGTGTGATGTCCTTCCGCTCCACCTCATAGAATGGGGCGTTCTCGATATCGAACGCCATAGCATGCAAATTTCTGATCGCCTCATCAAACACCGGCCCGATTGGAACTTCGCTTTCCCGAGCGTGCTCTAGAAACCTAAAGAACTGTTGCGTCAACTGATACGACGCGTCTCCAGCGGCGAGGCTCCGAAGTAAGACAACCACAAAGTCCTCGAAATGCCGCTGGGCGATTTCTCGATCCCAATCTCGCTCTTTGCCACCACCCTCTATCACCGTGAAATCCGGCATTGAGAACTCCTCTCAAATCAGCTCTCAGGCGCCTTGTCGTCCGCCGCTGCCCACTCAAATACGCGCTCCTGCTGTTCGCGCAGAAATGCTCTCTCATCGGTGACGGCATACCCTAGCGCGCGGGCCGCCTCGATGAACCCCTTGAGCGTCGTTGGCTCCATGGCGCCGGTCGCCACGTTTGGCTGATTGACAACGATGGCGCTGAGCAACGGCCAGCCCTTCCCATGAGCATAGTCGATCAAGTCACCAAGATGGCTGTTGACGGCGTATCGCACCTTTGACCACTCCGCGCGGCTCTCATCGGCCAACTCCTTGTACGACAGAAACCGCCGTTGGGCAGCCGCCTTGCGGATCAGGTCAAACGACTTCTGAAAATCGAGGCCCTGCCCCTTACGCCGCGCTAGTTCCTCCATTGCATTGAGGTAGTATGGCTCATGAACCTTGCCGTTCTTGCGGTGATTGTTGATAATATTCCGCAACTCCTGATCGCTGTGATCCCCGATTGGCTTCGCCAAATTGCCCCTCCTATACCTCTGCGTTCGGCTCCCCCGTTGCCTCGCCCGTCGGCGAACTAGCGAAACTCAACGATGCCGGTCGATCGATCGGTGCCGAAATGCTGTTTCGCGCACAGGCGCACATCTGAACCGCCGCAAGTTCGAAAATTGGCTGATCCACCCCTCCAAGTCCAAGCCGCGTGGATAGTGTCATAACTTGAAATGTATTGTCCATTCCTGGCAGCATGACGAAGCTTTCATAGAAAAAGGCGACTCCGAAGAACCGCCTTTATCGCTGATATCAGCCGGATCAGCGGTTGATCGCGGTCCTCGCCTCCTTCTCACCTGCCGATCCTTTCACCCACTGCCATGGCGTGCGGGACTTGTGGGTCTTGGCGAGTTCGGGAAACTTCTTCGCGTCGCGCACGGCAGCGCGCAGGCGCTCGCGGCATTCGCGCGGGTCGAGCTTCAGCTCGGCGCAGAGCTGCTTGAGGGTGATGATTTCGGTGGTGGCCATTGATCGTCTCCTATTGGCGTTGCAGACGATCTTTCTATTAAGATGACCAATACGGGCGTGTCAGGGAAAATCCCAGATCATTTCCGGCGAACTGCGATCACGGCTTCGGCCTGGGCGACAGCGGCCTGCAGATCATCATCGGTCATCACGGCTGCGGCAGCGTTCAGGCGCTCGATCAGAACAGTCCGCTTTCCCTTGTCCGGCTCTTCCGTATCGAGGCCGAGCAACAGGTTCGGCGTCGAGTTCAGGACTTCGGCAATCTTTAAGAGCATACCCAAATCGGGCTCGTTCCGCCCGCTCACATAATGCGCGTAGCGACGTTCGCTTAGTCCCACACGGCGGGCCACTTCGGCATTGGACAGGCCAAGCTCTTGGGCGCGTCGCCTCAAATTATTGGCGAATATCTCCATGCGGAACAAAATGTTCCTGACAGCCTGACCGCGTCTATGTAGGATATGTTCTATCGCACCTGAACATTTCCTGTGGTTTCCGCAATGCAGGCAATTCTTGATTTCGTCCGATCCTATCCTGCAATTCCGGTATTTGCTGTACTCATCGGCGGCGTCGCAATCTGGCACACGTGGGACTTTCGCCTGCGGCCCCTGTTCATCTCCAAATCCGAGATCAACGCCGTCGTGGACGAACTGATCGCGAAGTACGGCCCTCGCGCCGAGGAGATGGCCTACGTCGAGGAGGATCGGGCATGGCGCTATTCCGATACCTACGAGCAGGGGAAATGGCGGCGCATCCGTCGCGAGCTGTGGCGCCGATATCGTCGGGGCGAATGGGAATAGCGGCTGCCACTAACCGAACCGGCAGACGGACATCCGCGCACGCACACACTTCGGATGGGAGTCGAACCAGCCACGGTTGCAATGGCGGACGTGTGGCGGACGACATCACCAACATTGCGGAAAACACGAAACGATCGCTACACTGGCTATTGCCGTGAACGGGGGCTTCAATATTGTCCAATACAGACCGCGTCCTTGGATATCTCGCTTCAATTGCGCCGCGACCGGCAACGAATGCTGACATTGTGGCTCGAACGGACATTCGACCACATCAGCAGGTGTTTCAGATCACCAAGTACCTTGCAGACAAGGGCAAGATTGCATCGCGCCAGTATGGAACGGTATGGGAGTTCTGGTTTGTCGGACCATCCGCACCTCCCGTGATCAATGGCACTGACATTGGAGCGCCCAGCGGCTCGCCAAGCTCAAGTCCTCCACGTCGGTTCGAAACGGCGGCACGGGCCGCAATGCAAGCGCACTACGGCCAGCCGTTCCGGGAAGGTGAAATCGAGGGCATTCCGAAGCGATGGGACCTGCTTTCCGCTGATCGGCAAATCGTGGGTGATGCCAAATACTACACCATGGTTGGTGGTGAGCGCTTCCCGCCCGCGAAGATGTCGGTGATCGCCGAACATGTCTGGTTGTTGGAGAGAACGCCAGCCCATGAGAAGTTCCTTGTCTTTGGGAACGACAGGCGCGTACCGGAAGTGTGGCTTCAGCGGTTCGGCCACCTCGTCAAAGACGTGAGGTTCTGGTTCCTGGAGGAGAACGGGGCGCTCGATTTGTTGAGCCGCCGCGAGGGCATGTAGACGTGCGAGGCCGACAGGCAGAACAAACAGAACACCAAAAGCGCGTGCGCGCACATTGCATGCGCCAGCAGCGCGATTTCGTGCCGGTGTCGAGGTTGCCTGCCGGCAACGGCGAAACGCGCCTCACGGGGCAATTTTGAGCGATTTCGACGCCCATATTGTTACCCAGCCGAGAACGTTCCTGGCCTGTTCGCGTCGGAGCGATTGAAAACCTTTGATTTCGGGCGCTTTTTTCGCGCCGATCGATTGATCGATAGTCCGTGTGTCGGCCTGGGAGGCTTTGAGACAGAACGCGAACACATGCCAGTAGATGGTCAGCCACAGGAGGAGTATGGATCAGGACACCACGTGGCCGCAGCATTAGCCGTCCGCGTTCGGCATGTTGATCTTCACGTCGCTACCGAAGCGAAGGCCCATCACGCGACACGCCTCACGAATGATCCGTATCTTCTCGCGGTTCGCGATGTTCAGCCCGATCAACCATCCCGGAGCAATTTCGGCCGCCCGCGCCAGATCGGGTCTTGCGGGGTAGATTTCTTCAGGCGACGAGGCGATGTGGTTACGGCTTTTGCCACGCGCGGCCTCAGAGACGGCCTTCATCTTGTCAGGGTAGCGAGCCGCAATCGCACTCATGATTTCGATCAGGGCCGCTGACGCATGAGGTGCCGTTCGTCTCTCCCCGAATAATTCATACTCGATTGCACGGCTTGTCGAGACCTCCGCCGTGTTGATCCGCAAGGTATTAGGACCGCCGCCACTTACAGGGACCGCAGGCCGCGCCTTTGATATCATCGGGCCCAATGCATTGTTCTCGGCACCCGCGACTTTCAGCGTTCGCAGGAACCGCGTAACTTCGGCGCTGGTGGGGCGATAGCCGGAAATCGTCTCTGTCTGCTCGGCCAATAACTCGACCAACAGGTCCTCCGGTTGTTCGACCAATTCGGCCCAAGCAGCCGGCAGATTGCGCGCCGCTTCCCGTCTTGATGCAACATCGCGATAGTCGCGCATAGCGTCCTCGAAAGCATCGCCGGACTTGACGCGAGCGTGTGCCAAGTAGCGCGTCAATATGCGGGCGCATTCCGATGGCGGGCGCTCATTAAGTTGAAGCCGATAGACGCGCCGGTCATCATAGCTGCCTTGACCGCCGGGGAGATAAAAGCTCCAGTCGCGCCCATCCGTTAGAAGGCAAAGGGGAATGCCTTCATGGAAAGCATACTCGAAGAGCTGGCGATCACCGTCCAAGGCCCGGCCCACGCCCTTGACTTCGATGAACAGACTCGGGCGACGCCCCGCGCCACAGAGCGCGAAGTCGACGCGCCGGCCACCGCTCGCATATTCCGGCATAACCTGTTCGGGATCACTGTCATCCCAGCCGAGCGCGCGAAGGATCGGCATCAAGACGCTGAACGAGATCGCCGCCTCGTTGGGGTAAGCACCGTCCTTCAGGCGTCCCTGTATACGAGCGATTAGATCTTCCATGTAAAAGGCCACCCTCCCCGAATTCTGCATCTGCTTTAGCCTATTCGGGTTGCCGCATTGTTGTCGACTACCAAGAGAACTCGCGCAAGCTGACAGCCACGGGGCCAAGGACGATCGTTCAAGAATGCCAAGGATGCCAACATTGCCAGCGTTTTGTTGGCGATCTTGGTCGATGAAGAATGCCAGCATGAACGCCAGAAAAAGTGGCGTCCTTGGCAACCATGCCAAGAACGCCAAAGTTGGCGATCTTACCTCAAGGGGACCTGTGGCTATCCGTCGTCGGGCAACGACCAAGCCCAGCCGTTCCTCGTCTTCTTCGGCACGATCTTCAGCTCCTGCTTGGCTCTGTCGAGTGTGCGCTTGGCGATGCCGGCGGCCTTGGCCTTCTCCTCGACGAGGCGGGCCGGCTGCGGTCCTTTCTTCAGGAAGGCGCGCAGAAAGTCGATCGCCTGGTCGCGCGCCGATTTGCGGTCGCCGTCATCGCCGCCCATCAGGTCCTCGACCGTCAGGTCACTGGACCCGATCCATTTCAGGATCGGTAACCCGCCCTTTGTGTCCTGCACCAGCTCGTAGACCCAGCTCAGCCCGCGTTCGGAGAGGTTGTGCTTGACGTGCGCGACGACCTTCCAGTCCGGCTCATCCGGGTGCTGGGCGACGAGAAAGGCCGAGCGCGCGGCGCCGATGACGTCCATCGAGCCCATCCCCTGGTAGATCGCCTTGTCGCGCTTGGTCTTGGTGAGGTGACGCACGATGAGGATCGCCGTGTCGTTGTATTCCGCGACGCCCTTCAATTCCGACAGCAGCGCCCGGATGACGTTGGGCCGGTACATGTCGGCGGTGCCCGGCACATAGGCGAACAGCGGATCGATGATGATGAGGCGCGGCGGCTTACGCCGCACCTCGTCCATGAGCGCCTCGATGCCGTCGTCGTCGAGCGCCTCGTATTCGGCCTGAACGCGGATGCGCGCCGGGTCGCCTCCCATCGCGTCGATCCTCGGACGTATCGTGTAGGCCGCATCGTCCTCAGCACTTATGTAAAGGACGCGCCCCTTCGGCACCTTCTCAACGCCCGGCAGGCTACCGCCGATCGACACCTGCGCCGCGATGTGCATGGCGAGATAGGATTTGCCGATGCCGGGGTCGCCCTCCATGATGGTGATCATGCCGAAGGGGATGAGCGGTGGCATAAGCCACCGCACCTCCAGCGCCTCGACATCCGACAAGTCAACGAATGTCTCCTTCTTCTTGCTGGCGCTCATGACTCGCCCCCGAGCTTACCGATTACGCGGGCGATCTCGTCGTTGAGCGTTCCGAGGTTCTGCCCATGCTTTTCAACGAAATACGGGCTACGCCAGATGACACTCGCTATCTCGTCGGCATCCGCCCCTGCCTCGTGCAGTGCGGCGATGATCAGGTAGATGCAGCCCGATCGGTCGGCCTCGCGCACGCGGTCGTGATCGAGTAGGTATCTGACCTTTAAGTGCAGCTTGCGCCGGTAGCGTGCGATGACCTGTTGGGCGGAATAGGCGTACGGATTAACACCTTTCAGAGGTCGGAGAATTGGAACTTCCCTCTTGATGATGCGCGGGCGCTCCGCGATACGCCGCCAGTCCCGGTGGACCAGCCTAACGATCGGTTCGTCATATTGAGGTTTGTGGTTCACTGAACCGGGGATGCGCAGCATCTTGGTGATGGTCCAGCCTGCATCACCGCCGTGCCGCTCTGCAAGTGCACGCGAGAAGGCTTCCGCTTTCAGCGGCTCATGCCGTTTGTCCCACAGCCACAGGGCTTGAAAACGCCGAGGCGACGTCTCCCAAAGAAGACTCGGAACAGGCCTGTACATCCCTGGATCACTGTCGTCCATATCGCACCAGCCGAGGCTTGTCGGCAGGGCGAACTCCTTCTTACGAAATGGCTGCGAGAAGGCATTGGGGCAGAAGTAGAGGTTGTAGTTCCAGCGCGAGCGCCGGTTGAAAAACCCGTTCAAGCCGGCGGTCATGTTGTCGGCGTGGATTACATGTTCCTGCCATCCCGTCCCGTCCGGCCGTGACGATGCTAGGAAACAGAAGGTCCGGGGGCGGGCGCCTACCCAGATGCCTTCGAGGAAGCCGGTCATACTCTGGTGGATGGCGATATCGTCGTCATAGTCCTTGAAGGCCATGGGGAGGCCGCGATATGGGCGAGCGTGGCCCTTCATGCGCTTTGGCATTTTCATCTCCATCTGGTTTTCGAGGAAAGAGTGAGGGGCTAAAACGCCCCTCGATTAGAGCTTCGCGTCGGCGTAGTGGTGCCCAGCGCGTTCGCTGGCCCGCTGGTCAAGCCATGCGTACACTTCCGCTGCGAGCCATGCGACCGAGCTTCCGGCCATGCGAATGCGTCGGGGAAAGCGGCTACACGCCTCCCACCGCAGGAGGGTGGTGTTCGACACCTTGATGCCAAGGCGTTTCAGGTCCCCGCGTGTCAGCACAAGGGGCTGTTGGGGTCTCGGTGATCTTTTACTCATGGCTTCATCCTCTTGTTTTCGTTGCTATACGGACAGCAACGGGAGGATGACGGGGCGGCGCTTGCCGAAATAGCCGGCAAAAATCGATTGGGTCACCGATTAGATTTTGGTGTACTCGGTCGACGCCCCGATTTGGAGAGGTCCTGCCGCCCAGAATGCTCGATTGCACGCCTGCGAGCACGGTCGTATGCTGCGCCGGACAAACCTGGAAATTCCTGACCAGCCATTTGTCGAAGCACATCCCGTTTGGGAACATCACCGTCGCCGGACATCATGGCGAGCAACCACTGGAAGCATGCGCTTTCGGCACCGACCGTCAGCTTGGTCGAGGTCGCCCCTTCGGATCGGATAAAGGTCGCGAGTTGGTCCGCGTGGATGCCGCATTGGATCGGCTTCCCGGCGAAGAAGGACAGGTGAATGCAGTTGTCGTCGAGATTGACCCTGAAGAACTCGCCGGCGGCATCGATCGGGGTCAGTTCCCGCTCGTGGTCGAAGTCGTGCCAGAACGCATTCACTTGGCCGCTTTGCAATGCGGCGCGCAAATTTTTGAGCGCAATGCGTCGGTGCTCAGAGTCGGGATCATTCACGCAGTCGGGATGCCAATCAGGCCCGAAGCTCTCCCGACCCACGATCTGAAACGCCTCGACCGGCGACACGAAAAAGGTCTTCTTGATCTCGATCGGCATCGTTCCCCTCGCCATCAATCAGCGAGGATACACGATCGGCCCACCGCTCCAATGCCTCGCGCTTTTCATCGACATACGCGTAGCGATTGTAGACGGCGGCGACGCCGGACACGATACCCGTTTTGTGGTTCAGCACGGCCTCGATGATGTGCGGCTGGACGCTCATAATCGCCATATTGGTGGCGGCGGTGCGTCGAAGATCGTGGAAACGCCAATCCTCGGCATCGAGGCCGACAAACACGTCGAGACGACGCTTAAACCGTCCGAAGCCGGAAATCGGCGTCGTGCCGGTCGTGGTGAAGACGAAATCGGAGTCAAGGAAACGCGGTATAGACGACAGGATGGTGACCGCCTGCGGCGACAGAGGCAGGACATGCAGCGTGCCATTCTTGGTACGCGAGCCCTTCAGCGTCAGCGTCCCCTTGTCCAGATCGAGTTCCGACCAGCGCATATCGGAAATCTCCCTGAGACGCTGCCCGGTCAGCAGGAGCAGCTTGCCTAATTGTTCGAACGGATAGCCTTCGGCCTCGCATCCGCGCCAGAACGCCCTGATCTCCTCATCGGTCAGCCAGCGGTCGCGCGCGACTTCTTTAATAAGGGGCTTCAGGGCGGCCACAGGTGATATCTCGACAATACCCTGGTCGATGCACCACGAATACAATTTCTTTATCGCAGCTAGCCCGCGGTTTGCCCGCGTCCCCTTGCCGCCGTTCTCCTCGATGTCGGCAATCATCGCCTCAAGTTCGTGCACCACATCGGTACGCTTGATCTGGTCAATCGGCTTAGCGTGCAGTTGCTTCATGCGCAGGAGCACGCTCCGCGTTCCCTTCCAGTCCTTCGTGTGCCGCTTGGCGTGCCGATCGAGGAACTGTGGGATGATGTCGCCAAGCGTCGGCGTTGGCGCCTCAGGCGAGCCAGGAGCGCTTTCAGCGTATTTGCCGAGGGCGATGTCGCGCAAAATGCCTTGGGCGCGCTGACGGGCGTCCGAGAGCGAAATGATGGGATATGCGCCGAGCTTGATACGACGCATGCGCCCCTCGACGCGCGTGCTGAGATACCAGACCTTCCCACCTGTGGCTGACACACGAATATGCAGGCCGGGCAACACGGCATCGCGCACCTCATACCGCTTGCCTTTCGCGGGCGGCAGCGCGTCGATTGTCTTCGTCGTTAGCTTCTTGCGCATGACCCGACACATAAGACGAAAAAATCCGTGTGTCGGGGTATGATTTGGAGCTATTTGAAAGGGATAGTCATCCCGCTGAAAGGTCAGGAGTGAATTGGGAAGGCCGTCGAAGATCCGCGGATAGGCGATAAGCGTTCGCACTTTCGTCAATTCGCGGCTGGATTAAGTGGGGGGTGGAATGGCCGGCACTATTGAACGCTATCAAAAAGATATTCAGCGTCTCGCAAGACAAGGCGGGAAGTTCGTTTTAGCCATGCAGCGGGAGTGCGGACAATCGTCGGAGGTAAAGACCGACATGTCCGAGGAAGAGCTAAAGAACCTACCGAACTTCAGTTCCAACTACCAGGCGTGGTACTCCGAAGCCATCGCGCTCCTTTCGCAAGTGCTCCCCGAGCGTCTTGATGATTTCAAGGCGTACTACGCGCCAAAAACTCCACCCAAGGAGTACACGTGGGCGAACTACACCATCAGCGACTATCTGCGGGGGCTAACCGTTCGTCACTATGGTGACGTGGTTGTTGGGCAAAGCGGAGCCCTTCAACCAATGTACCAGCAGTTCAACATCATTGCGGGGCTGGCAAACCGCTTTGCGTCTACCCTGTATGACATCAAGATTTTGCTGCATGCGGACTTGATGGATGATGAGCTTCACGCGGCAGAAGAGTTGAACAAGAAGGGTTTTCGGCGGGGGGCGGGAGCGATGGCAGGCGTTGTTTTGGAGGGACACCTAGCAGCCGTTTGTGAACGGCATAAGGTTACAATCCGCAAGAAAGTCCCCGCTATTTCTGATCTAAATGACGCACTGAAGGCCGCATCCGTCGCGGACGTGGCTCAATGGCGGTTCATCCAGCATCTTGGTGATCTACGAAACAAATGCGATCACAAGAAGACCAGCGACCCTACACAAGAGGAAGTTGCTGAATTGATTGATGGTGTCCGGAAAATCACAAAGACTCTCCTTTGAGATCAATTGCCGATGACCGGCCAGAACAATTTTATATCATCGACCATATGCTTGATGCCGTCTATGCGGAGGGCTTCGGCTTCCGGACCACGATGCGGTCGATTATTTGTTTGCGGCCTGAAATGAACTCGAGAATTCGGAACTCTCCACTCGACCGCACCACGAAAGAAGGCGCGGCCCTAAGATCTGCTAAGGTTACCTTCCAGGTCCGCAGCTCACCGACAGAGACCGAGGCGCGAAAGCTGCGGTTCTCTCCAATCCTGCTGAAGCGCATTTGAACGATGTTGTTCTTCTCGGTGAGTGACGCCAACTCGTACAGATCGAGCGGCTCGCCATTCCTATTCCGGAAAGAGGTATGAACTCTCTGAGCTACAATCCTCACCGTTGCGGACTGCGACATCGGATTGTCAGTGCATCGGTGTTTTGGCCATGGCCAGCCCAGATCGTCAAAGAACACCCGCCCACCATTCGGACTCCGATAGAAAAATACCCGTTCGCCGCACACCGGGCAATGGGCGTTCGGGTTCACGTAGGAGGTGATCGTTTGAAACGGCTTGGCAACGGCGGGGCTGGAGCCGGAACTGTATCCCGTGCACCAGCGACCGCTTACATGAATGGGTGTGGGCCTGCCGCCAATGTAGCGAAATTCGATTTCTTCACCGCATAAATTGCAAGTAGGCATGCGCTCTCCCCCTTGGCAGACTAACCTGCTTAGAAGGGCAACGCCAAGAACGATTGTGACCGGTCGCTGACCCACGTCACCAGTTGGCGAACAGCCCACCGCTGTGGGTAACAGATGGGGGTCCGATGCCCGGTTGGTGAAATGGGTGAAGTTGAAATTTGGCGGAGCAGATCGGAAATGTTTTCCTGATCGGCGCCAATTACTTATTGAAATAGTCTAGGACAAGAAATGGCAGGACGCACTATCTACTTGCCAAAATCATAATCCTTGTGTCGGGGGTTCGAATCCCTCCTCCGCTACCATCGCACCCCCCGCAAAGGAACGTTGCGGGAACACATCGGCCCCCAACAGGCTTGCCAGATGGCCGCTAACCCGGATCACGGGCGCTTCGCGCGCGGGCGCGGGCATGACTGTTACCGTATCGATCAGGGATCGCAGGGCTAACGCCAAGCCGCTATCGCCTTCGGCCAGATCGGCGCCGATCAGTTCCGCTAGGCGATCAAGGTTCCGCAGGTATTCATCGACCACCGCCGGATGCAGGCTGATGACCTTCGGGGGCTTTTCGGCCAGTTCCAGTTCGCGCTTCAGGCTATCCCGCGCTTCCCGCAAAGCCGGCAGGCGCGCATCGGCTTCTTCATCGGTAATGCGCCCCTTAATCACCGCATCGATGATCCGGTCGAGATCCCTTTGGGCATCCGCCAGTTGCGTTTCCAGGCGCGCGAAGTTCGCCGCGGCCTGGGCCGATGCGCGCGATCGTTCTTCGTTGAAAACCTTGATATAGTAGGCGATCGCCTCGTGGCTTCCCAGCTGTTCCTGCAGGCCGCCGATGACCGTGCGTTCGATCGTATCCAGATAGTAGGACCGGCCGTTGTCGCATTGGCCGGCTTCCTTGAATTGCGAACAGATGATCCGCAAACGGCCACGATCGCGATCCTTGACTGACATCCCCGCGCCGCAGGCGCCGCATCGCAGCAGCCCGGAAAGCGGATGGCGCGGCTTGATGCGACCTCGAGGCTGAAGCTTCGTTCGCTGGTTGCGGCGATCCTGGGCGGCTTGGAAAAGCGCGTCTTCGATGATCCGCAGATGCGGGACATCCGCCGATTGCCATTCTTCCTTAGGGTTCACGCGGCTAACGCGCTTACCGGTATCGGGATCGCGCACCATCCGGACGCGGTTCCAGACCAGCCGCCCCATGTAGATCGGATTGCAGATTATCCCATGCCCGCGTTGCGGGTTGCCAAGTATGCTGGATGCGCGCCAGAAGCGGCCGCGCGGCGGCGCGATGTTTTCCGCGTTCAGCATCGCCGCGATTTCGCGCGGCGTACGGCCGCCCGTATACAGTTCGAAAATGCGCCGGACGGTTTCCGCTTCTTCTTCGATGGTTTCCAGTTCGCCCGGCTTCCCTAAGATCGGGCGATAGCCATAGGCGCGGCCGCCGGCGTTGCGGCCTTCGCGGATCACGCCGGCCATGCCGCGGCGAACATGAAGGGCGAGGTTTTCGATGAAATGTTCGGCCATCATCGCCCGAACGCTTCCATCGAGGCGCCCGACGACGCCGCCGGGCGTATGAATTTTGATGCCCAGGAAATCAAGGCGCTTGCGCGCCCAATGCCAATCGGCCTGATCGCGCGCGATGCGATCTACATCTTCGGCAACGATGGCATCAAACAGGTCGGCGCCCGCAGCCTGCATCATGGCCTGGAAGCCGGCCCGATGCGCGGTAGATGTTCCCGAAAGCGCGCGATCCTGATAGAGCGCCACGACTTCGTAGCCGGCGCGATCGCATATGGTTCGGCATAGCGCGGCTTGATCTTCGATCGAACGATCGTTCTGAAGATCGGATGAAAAGCGGGCGTAGATGGCGGCGCGGGTCATTGGCGTTCCGTTCACGGTTGCGGATCGCCGAGACTACCCGCGTGGGACGATCCCGCAATTGCTCGCTTTTCCCCCGCCGCACTGCCGTCTTGGGATGCATCCGGGCTTGTCCGTTGCAAGCGGCGCTGTTCGCGCCGCACTGCCGCGCGCGCGAATTCTTCGATGAATCTTGCAACCGCCGTATCCATCCCGGCCGGCGGCTCGATCCTTGCGCGGCGCCCGGTTGCCAACGATCCATTCCTTCGCTTCGTTTGCGAACGCGAAGATCATTGATCCCAAGGGCCAACCGGCATTTAGGCGCAATTCGGCGCAAAGGGGCGCAAAGTCAGTGCTTGGCTTTCGCCTGAGGCAATGGCTTATCTTTGATGAAGGCCCATACGTCGGCGCCGGTTTCCGATGAACGCGCACCGATCTCGATCAGCAGCCGGGCCGTTTCGTCCCGGCCGGCTCCGATCACACCCGACAAGGTCTTCATATCCCGCCACCCCTCCGGGCCGGGATTGTTCAGCATCTGCGTCAATAGCGCTTTGCGCTTCTGATCGCGCTCGCGCGTACCCCGAGTTTCCCATTGATGCTTCAGCCATTGGCCGGCAACGGTAACGACGCCTCCCACTATGACCCCAATGATACCGGCCCAGAATTCGTTCATAGCGCCCCCCAATATTGCAGCGGATCAGGGATTCTATCGCATCATTTCGACGGAGACAGGGCCCATCAGGGACGGGCCTCTTGATCCATCTCGCCGATAAGAACAAAATGAGAACTTTGAATCAGGCGGAACCGGGAATGCGCCTCTCGCAGTATCCATTCGTCATCGTAAGGATCGCTTGCGAGCGCTGCGGGCGATCGGGCCGCTACCGGCTTGCTCGCTTGGCGGCGGCTTATGGCCCCGAAACCGAAGCGGAAGAAGTTCTGAAGAAGCTTACCTTGGATTGCGTGCATCGAACCGGCGGGGGCCGTTGGTATCCGAAGCGCGATGAAGGCGGCTGCTGCGCAGCGCTGATCGATGTCACGGGCGCGCCTCGGCCGCCCGATCTGCCGCCGGCTATGCGCGCCTTCGCCGTTGTTGCCGGGGGAAAGAAGGACTGAAGGGGCGTGGAGGCGGGGAATCGAACCCCGCGCGGCACTCCCGGCCTGCGGTCGAATTCCCCTACTGTTCCATCGCCTGCGTGGTTCAGCTGACCCGCCAGGGCCCCACAGCACCGCTAGCATCCCCAGGCACCATTCGACGTGTGCTTCCATGTTGATCTCCATCGTTAGGGAAAACCCCGCGGAAATGGAGACCTGGCAGGTTGCGAACCACGCCGCGATGGCGATCAGTTCAAGGAACCCCGACCCTACGGCCAAGCCTTCACCCGCGAACATAGGCGCCGTTTCGCAACTCAACAATACATAGAACCAATCCGGCGGTGCCATCGCGCATCGCCGCCGCTGGATCGGTGCTCAATGCGAGCCCCCGTCCCCATGCCACTGCGTAGCGGGGCGCCCTGCAACGTTCGGTTTGTGATGGGCCATTCCGTTCCGTATGCGCGGGTCCATTTTAACCGCGTCCAGCGCCAATTTACCCACGTTCTCTGAATCTGCTTGACTCACGAGAGCCGCTAAATTATCCGAAAAATTATCGGAGTAATGCTGCGGCAATTCAGACGGTGATTCAGGGGAAGCAATGATGCTCAAAAAGGCAGACGAAACCGCTAAGGTGAAGAGTGCTGGCAAGCGGGAAAAGTTCGTCCAGCTCGCGGAAAGCCGCACTGTAAACGCAATGAAGGCGATCCGAGTAATCGGAAAACTGGGTAACAAATCCGCTTACGAATTTGACGAAAGCGATGTTCGCAAAATTGTGGCTGCACTGAACCGCGAAATTGAGGCGCTGAAAGCACGCATGACCTCGCCGGGCGGTAAAGAGACAATCGACTTCAAGTTGTGATAGGCTGATAGAAAAAGGGGGGGATGGGCGAGTGAAAGATCAGCAAGCGAAGGAATTGTGTCTGGCGCTCATCCAAGCGGATAGCGAGGATGAAGTTGTTCAAATCCTGAAGGATCGGGGGCTTTGGGACGATCCACGATATTGGCGCTACTACGGCGACGACGAATTGAACTGGAACCGCGCCGGCAACCAGCAGGGCCGGGCGGACTTCGCCATCAACGAAAAGCTTGTGAATACGATCGATACCCGGCTGATGCTGGAATGCATGCTGGCCGGCGTAGCCCCCGAAGGCCCGGACGCGCCGCAGTCGATCCGCGAGGCAGTCAATCGCTTCATCGAGAAATCATGGTCGGGAACCTTGAAGGTGTCCGGCGGCCGCGTCGAAGATTGGCCACCGGCCTTCCGGACGCAGGTAGCCGATAGCATTTCGGTCTTCGTTACAGGGCCGAAATCGTTGAAGCCATGCGTCAATGTCGCGGATATGGGTGAAGGCCAGACGCCTGAAGCCTTTCCCTATACGCTGCTAAGCCTTGGGAAGAACAACAAGATCAGGGTCAATTTCGTCCAGGGCAAATTCGGCCAGGGCAGCACGGGCGCGATCCGCTTCTGCGGACGCCGGAAACTTCAGCTGATCGTTTCCCGCCGCCATCCCAAGCTGCTGGGGAACCCGGCGGTCCCCGCCAGCTACCCAACCCATGAATCGGATGATTGCTGGGGCTTCACAATCGTCCGCCGCGAAGGCGAAGGTCAAAAGGTTCGTTCGCCCTTCCTTTCCTACCTGGCGCCGCTGGATGCCAAAGACGAAGGCAAAGAAAGGATGGGGCGGGTTCTGCGGTTCAAGGCCGATGAAATGCCGCTGTTCCCCCAAGGCGACAATGCCTACCAGCGCAACGTAGCCCATGGCACGCTGGTGAAGCTGTACGAATACAATCTAAAGAACGTTTCCAACATCCTGCGCCGCGATGGGCTGCGGCCGAAGATCGACCTGCTGCTGCCCGAACCGGCGTTGCCGATGCGTTTCCATGAATGCCGCGAGCATCAGAAGACGGGGCAGGAACAGACCGAAACGATGAGCGGCCTGTTCGCCCGGTTGAACAACAACAAGAATCTGGAAGATGTGAAGCCGGCCACGATTTCCTTAACCGTCCATGGGCATGAGCTGTTAGCGCGCATCTATGCCTTCAAGCCCGGCACGGCCAAAACCTATCGCGCATCGGAAGGCGTAATCTTCACGATCAACGGCCAAACCCAGGGCTACATCAAAGCCAACTTCTTCGCCCGGCCGAAGCGGGTTGGCCTCCAGCGGCTGGCGCAGGACCTGCTGGTGGTTCTGGACTGTTCATCGCTTTCGGCGCTGGAGCAGGACGATATGTTCATGCCTAGCCGCGATCGGCTGGTCGAGGACAACGCTTTCGCCATGGAGATCGAACGCAAGCTAGAATCGGCGCTGCATGATCATCCGGGTTTGCGGGATCTCCGGAACGCCCGCGCCAAGCTGGATATGGAAGAACAGCTAGCCGACAATAAGCCGCTGGAGGACGTGCTGAAGCGCGTTCTGAAGAGTTCGCCGAACCTGGCGCGCATCTTCGGGCAAGGGCCCCGCCTGCAAAATCCCTTCAAGCCCGACAACGTGCAGAAAACCGAAAAGCCGTTCGAAGGCAAGCCCCACCCGACCTTCTTCCGTTTCGCTGGCAAGGAACAAGGCGATGTGTTGGCGCGATCTGCCCACTACGGCAGCCGCGTGCGGCTAACCTTCGAAACCGATGTCGAGGACGAATACTTCACGCGCAAGATCGATCGGGGCGAGAAGGTTTTCGAGCGCTTGTTGAACGGCGAGCGGCATCCGATCCTGGATTATGTTGGCCCTAACCTTGTTGACGGCAAAGGTAACCTTACGTTCGATCTTCCGGAAGATGCCGCTGTCGGCGATACCGTTGAAGTCGAATTCACGGTGCGAGATCCCGTTACCGGCGCGGAATTCGTGAACCGGGCCAAGCTGCCGATCCTTGCGGCCATCGATACGCAGTCGGGCCCAAAGCCCAAGCCGAAGCCCAAGCCCGGGCCGCCGGACGGCAAGGAGGCCGAAGGCAATTCCGGCATTAACTTCCCGGATGTGTTCTGGATCGACCACAAATCGCCGGCATGGGCTTCGCATTTCGCTACCCTCGATGATTGCCTTCACATTCTCGAAGAAGGCGAAGAAATCGACGGGAAGTATGAACCGGCGTACAAATTCTACCTGAACGCCGATAACAAGGCGCTGAAGAACGAACTGGCCTTCACGAAGCTGGCGGCCGATGTCGTTAAGAAGCAATTCGAAATTGGCGTGGTGCTGATAGCCATGGCGCTGATCCATGACGACAAACAACACAAGGCCGCGCCTCAAAAGGCGACGAATGGTGCGGAAAAGGAAGAAGCGGATGACGACGGGACGGTAGAAAAGCGGGCCGCCCTGCTGGCTCGCGCGGTTGCGCCGGTCATTATCCCAATGATCCAAAGTTTGGGTGATCTAGCTGAAGATGCGATTGATCTGAGCGACCTGGTTGGGCAGGCCGCGTAGCCGCCGCCCCAGCCAGGCGATGGATCAACACTACCTCCTGGCTTCCGGGGGTTTCGCCGCGCTGATAGGCATACCAGCGGCGATTTGGGACGCTGCGCCATAGGCGGCCGTCCCGATCGCCGGCCAGCGCAGGCAGGAAGGCTTCGGCTAGGCCCGCTTCCTCCATGATTTCCAAGTAGCGGGGAAGCTGCCAGGAAGGATCAGAAAACGCAACCATCTGAACGATCGTGGTTGCCGCATCGCAAAGGCGAACGATCGAAGAAGTCGCCGCGCGTAGGTTTTCGAAATAGGTCCGCAGTTCCGGGTTCTTGCGATCGCCCATCGTATAGTAGCTTAGGCCGGCGCCATCCAGCTTGTTGGCGATCCAGAATGGGGCGGCCGTTTCCTTCCGCCCATCAACCTGCCAGCGATGGTATAGGACATGCACGCCGGGATATGGCGGCGATGTTACGACCAGCTTCGGGGGCGCCATCGATGCGAGCGCATCATCGGCTTCCAACCCCGCCGCGGATCGGTTGAATATGCGGATCGATGGGGATGCGCCATGGCGTTGCATGGCGCCGCGAAGCTCGCGGGCGCCAGCGATCATCTGCCCAGCGATTTCCCCCAGCATATTGCGGAATTCCGGCACCGAAGGCAACTTGCGGCGGCTATCCAGGGCCCATTGGGCGGTTCGAAGGATCACGCAACGCGCGAAAGCCTCAAGGCGGGGCGAAGGCAGGCAGATCGCGGTTCCCAAGGCTTGTTCGATGGCGCGGCGAAGGCGCCAGCGCGAAGGATCGTCCAAATGCTTGTAGTAGCCGCGTTCCGCGTAATCGGCGAAATGGATCGACGGCTTATGCTGATGGACGGCAACGCCGACGCGGCTGGCCCATTCCTCAAGCGCCGCGATTTCTTCTTCATCCAGAACCGTGGTTTTTACGGTCGCAACGAATTCTGCCAACTGGCTAATATCGATGCCCACGCCATGGCGTCCCAGCGCCAGGGCTTCCACCAGGCTCGTTCCGCCCCCGACATAGGGATCAAGGATCGTATCCCCAGGCGCCGTGAACGTTTCGATGGCTGCGCGCACGAAGGCAGGCGAGAACCGAGCGGGATAGCGATAGAAGTTGTGCGTCAGGCCGCTGACGGGCTGCGCATCGCGCGCGCCTTCGACTAGCGCTGCCTGCGCGGCTTCGGCTAAATCCAGCCAGTTCTGCGTTTTCGCTTCGATCATGGTTAACATCGTATCGCTCAACAAGGTTAAGAAAGCCCTGCCCTAAGACAGCTATCTCCCTGAGATTCCGCAGTGAATCCGTTTCTGTCCGCTCTACGCAACGCATGAGCGGGTGACGGATTGGGCGCTAAACCAGAGATTGTAGGCGGGAGAATGCCTACCGCTTCGTCGCTTTGGCGGCCGGCGCATCCACCGCCTTCAGCACCTTTTCGATCAGCTTGGCCGCATCGGCCGGCGCAAGGCCATCCTTGTTAAGCTGTTCGAATTCCTTCCGGTTCAACCCCGGCGGGGCCCATCCCGCATCCTTCGCCAAGGTTTCCCAGATCGCACGCGCCGCACCGCCCGTGGCGCCGATCGGCACAACGATCCGACCGGCGGCCTGCGCTTCCTTGAATTCTTCCAGAACGCCATCGGCGATCGCCGGCGCCGCCGCCCCAATATCCTTCAGGCCGCCGATGAAGATGCAGACGCCGGCCTGCTGGACCATCGCTTCCCGGTAGCGCTGATGGAAAACAGCCTTTGTCAGTCCCTGCGGGACCGTTTGCGGGAAGGGCCGCAACAGCAAGCCGCGCTCGAGGTTGGGGGCGGCTTCGGCAAGGATGATTTCCAGGGCGCCTGCGATGGCCGCGCTTCCTACAACCAGCCCGAAGCCGGAAACCAGGCGCTTCTCATGCCGGGCGATTTCGCGGCCGATCTGCCGCGCCATTTCTTCGATGTAGCGGCGATTATCGTTGGGCGCGTTTTCCGGGTAGCTTCCGGAAACCAAAACGCTGCGGCCGGCCAGCTTCAATTCCACCGCCCGCAGGATCTCGTCTACCTGCTCATATTCATCGATTTCGATGCATTGGATGCCGTAGCGCTGAAGGTCTTCAACCCAAAGCGCATGCCGAACCTTTTCAGTTGCGTAGCGCTTCTTCGCGCCTGGCCCGGTGCCTTGCTTCGGCCGCCGCACGATCGCGTAGTGCTCGGGCCCATCCTCCTGGAAGGCTTCGCGGATGCTGGCGAACAGATGCGCAAGATTGGGATCGGTGAAGCTGAACCCCAGGAACAGCATCTGTTTTGTAACCAGCTGGCCGGTCAGAACCTGAAGGAAGCCGGGCCGTTCCCGCCGGTACAGTTCGTAATCGTCCTTCGCGATCACCACCTCGGCAGGATGATCAACCGTGCCGTGCATCTTGTAGAGGGTCGCATGGGCCCAGGACCGATCGAAGCCCAGATCGTTATTGCGGGATTTTACATCCAGCAGCTTGCGTTCTTGCTCCCAGGCCGTTTCCGGCAGCTTGTCGTAGTTGGTTGTCCAGATATGCCGAACTGGCAGGCGCGCCAGGATGCGGAAGGGTTCTGGGGCATCGGCCTTCGGCGGGAAATGATCAACGATCAGGCGCGTAAGCTTATTGCGCTTCCGGGCGCTTCTGTTCAGGCTGTATTGGGCAACCGCCGCCAGATCGTGTTCGGCTGCGATATCTAGCCCCAATTCCTTTGCGATATCCGCCAGCAGGGTTCGCCAATCGGGATAGCCAGCGCGCCGCGAAAGCCCGGCGCCGATGAAAACGGCCGCGGCGCCCCCTTCCAGTGCCTTCGCCCATCGATCGATGAATTCCGCCGCTTCCATGTCCTTCCCCCACCCGCTGGCTTGGCAGGTTTGTGCAAGCCAGTCTATATTTTGACGGCGCAAGAATAATGGGGGGATTCGGCATGGCAAGGCGCACGTTTTTCAGTTTCCATTACGAACGCGATGCATGGCGCGCCGGGCAGGTTCGCAACAGCTGGGTAACGAAGCCGGATCGGGAAAGCGCCGGCTTCTGGGATGCGGCCGCCTGGGAGGAAGTCAAGAAAAAGGGCGAGGCGGCGATTCATAAATGGATCGATGATCAGCTGAACGGCACTTCGGTAACGGTCGTTCTGATCGGTGCCGAAACGTCGCAGCGTCCCTATGTCGGATATGAGATCCAGCAGAGCTACAAAAAGGGCAACGGTATGCTGGGCGTCTACATTCACAACATCAGAGATTCGAACAGCAGAACCGATCTCGTCGGCGCGAATCCGTTTGCGAACTGGAGCATCCAGCAGAATGGCCAGAAGGTACCGCTTTCCAGCATTTACCCAACCTACGATTGGGTAAACGACAACGGCCGCGATAACATCGGCTCGTGGATCGAGGCCGCAGCGAAGAAAGCTGGCAGATAGCGCGTAGGGCGCGCGCCAACCGCAAAATGCGTTCGCCGCCTAGCTGTATTCCAGCGCGGCGATGGCCCTGATCTGCCCTTCCAGCCATTGGCCCAGCGTATTATGGCCGGCTGTATTCGGATGAACCGCATCCGCCTTCGCATAGGCTACGCCCTGGGTATCGATGAAACTGAAGCCGCCGCGGCCCGCAACGGCGGCTTGGATGGCAGCTTTGCAGGCTAGATACGAGGCGGCCGGCGGCGATGGCGCGGCGGCATCCCACGGCCCCAGAACCGGCACTATCGCGGCGGGGCATTTCTGCCGGATGATATCGAAACAGACGTTGGCTTCGGCCGTGACGCCTGCCAGGCCAATATCGTTGATACCCATCGCCACTACGACGATATCCAGCGCCCCATAGAGCAGCGCGCTATCCAGATCGGCGGCGATACGTTCCGCAAGTTTGTACCGCGTGCCGCCGCTGGTATTCACGTAGCCGGTTGCCCCCACACCCGAAGCCCAGAAATCGGGAATGCCCAGGTAATCGCCGGCGATAGCGCATAGGCCATCGCCGAAATGCGTGGCAATGGCCGCCCCTGTGATGCTGTCGCCCAGAACGATCCCACGATGCGGGCGCGCTTGCGGCTTCGCCCCGAAGCTGTCGGCGTTCTTGATATGGATACGCCGCAAGGCCTGGTTTTGCTGAAGTTCGATCGTGATGACGCGAACCGCCTTGGATGCGAACTGGAGGATGATGTAGTTGGAACCAGTTCCGCTCGCCGCGGCCGGGAGCGTGCCGGCAAAATCGACATAAGCACCATCGACCAGGAAACGGTAGGGAAGCGCCGAACCGATGACGTAGAATGCGAGCAGATCGGCATTGGCCGTGAAGCTGATGCGCGAAACGACGTTTACCACCGTACCGGCGTTCATCCGCGCCTGGTAGGGCCGCATGAAATTGGTGGAAACCAACTCTTGGCGGCCGCCTTCAATTCGGCAGTAGGTATCGATATCCCCTTGGTTCGCCAGCGTGATGGTTTTCGGGTACGTTGGGGAAAGATCGGCCGTTGACGTGCTGATAGAAGGCGGATTCGCCATTGCCGGCAGCGAATGCGGATTATCGGCGCCGGTGGTTCCTTCAAGATATTCGCGCAGAATCGCGCGCGTCTTCTTCCATGGATAGACCACGCCGCTGGTTGCGATCGTGCCGAACTGTGCCGATGGATGGTTGCGCAGGTAATAGCCGTCCAGCATTTCGATGATCCCGTTTCTAGTTTTGCCCCGGCGCCCGCCAGCCGCAGATGCGTTCGCCGGCAAGGTTCAGCGCCACCGCCTGTTCCTTTTCCGCGCGCGTCCAGCGTTCGGAAGCGCCCGGATCGGCGATGATCGGGCCGGCGCTGCAAAGGCCGCCGCCGGTCGTTCCGCAGCCGGCCAGCGCCGCGCAAAGCAGCGCGGCCGCGATCAATCCTTTCGAGTCCATCGGTCCAGTCCCTTGTTGAGATCTTCGTTGCTTTGCCCGCGCGCTTCGGCGCGGGCGTCGGCAACGGTTTGCGCATCCCGCCGGTCCTTGGCGGCCTGCCGCGTCTGTTCCAGCGCCCGGCCGGCGGATTGCCCGCGCCAGAAGGCGATCGCCAGGGCGACGATGATGCCGCCGGCGATCGCCAGCCAGGTTTTGATCCGCGCCAGCATGATCAGACTTCGACCTTGCGGCCGATCAGGCTGTTCCAGCGCCGGGCGATCACATCGCGATGCCGCCAGATCGTCCAGGCCAGGGCCGCCGCAAGGATGGCGGGGATGATCCATTGCCAGGGCAACCCGGCCAGGGACGCCAGAACGCCGGCGGCAACGGAACCGCCGCCACCCTTGCCCACGGTATCGGCGATCATTTCCTTGGCCGCCTGCGCATCGCGGCGCAGCTGCGCCAGCGTAGCCGGCCCCAGGATGCCATCGGCAACCAGATGCGGATGGGCGCGCTGATAGGCCAGGATTGCCGCGCGGGTCTTTGCGCCCATCCAGCCATCTATGGCGCCGGGGTTGAAGCCGCGTTCGGTAAGGATGCGCTGCGCTTCTTCAACAACCGGATCGGGCTTAGGCCCGGCCTTCGGCGACGCCGTGCGCGGCTGCCCTTCGCCAGCGGCCAACATATCGACATCCACCCCCGGATAGACGCCGAATTCCAGAAGATACGCTTCTTCTTTCCGGCGCCGGACCAGCCCCGGCAGTTTCTTGCCGCCGGCAGTGTTGTAGTGGCTTGCCAAGTAGCTGGCCGCGTCGCCCTTCTTCCCCGCCCGCCAGAGCTTCGCCCATTCCCAACCCATGAAGCGGGCGCCAAGGTTGTAGGTTCCGGAAACGCCCGCATCGAATTCATGCTGGGCCGCGCCCGGCATGCCGCGTTCCACCGCCGGTTCGCATTCCTGATCGAGGACTTCCCGGAAGATGCGATCCGATTGTTCGGCCGTGATCTGCGTTTTGCCCGGCACGATCTTGCCCAGCATGCGGGTAACGGTCGGCGAACGGTTGGTGAAGCCGGTTCCGATCGTCGGCACACCGGCCGGATCGAGATAGGCGGTAAGCGGGTTTCCTTCATGGCCGCGGATGAAAGCGCGGCCCTTGGGGGAAGTATCCATGGCGGGTTCCTTTCGGGATTTCGGGCAACAAAAAACCCGCCTTGCGGCGGGCGGGGTAGGCGGAAACCGGCGGAAAGAAGCGGGCGCGCTTACTGCCGGAAATGCATGTAGATCAGGCCCGCTAGGCCGGCGATTAGCACGCCAACGGCGGTTATCAGGCTTTGGCGCGCTACCGTGTTGCGCGCCATCCGCAGGGATCGCATAAATTGGAAATCCTTCTGCGCTTCGATGATGGCGGCGGGGTTCGAAGCATCGATGCCAAGCATCGTAAGCGTTTCGCGGACGGCCTCGCGCGCCGCTTCCCGGGCAATTTCGCTGATTTCTTCAGGTGTCATTTCGGCGTTCCGTTTCGATCGATGCTTCAGGCGATCACAACCCAGGCGGAACCCTTCCGAAGAAGCAGCTGATCCGCGTTCTGATCGTAGGCCTGCCACCCCGGGCGCGGCGTAAGCCGTATCCATGCGCCATCGACGTAGTACGCGACATCGCCATCCCAGCCGGCCCAGGCGCCGGTTCCGCCAGCCGCCACGATGTAGCGCGAACCATCGGCCGGCGATCCCGGCGGGGCGCTAAGAACCCGGCTGATAACGGAAAGCTGGACGATGGCATCCAGCAGCCGGATCGCTTCGTTATGGGTGATATGCTTCTGCGCCTGGTTCGCCAGGATGTACGGCAGATGCAGGTTGGTGGATTCGTCGCTCATCTATGCGAATTCCCAGATCTCGATGTAGCCCGAAGAACCGGCGCCGCCGGCTTGGCCTGTAGCGTTGGCGGCAACCGCGCCCCCGCCCCCGCCAGCCCCCTGACCAAGACCCTGTTGCCCGGCCGCATTACCAGCGAAGGCTTGACCGCCGGCCCCGAAGCGCGAAGAAGCGCCCTTGCCGGCAAGGTTGTTCTGCGCATCCAAGCGGATGCCGCCGCTGCCGGCTTCGCCCCCGATGTTCAGATCGCCGCCGGAAGCGTTTTGGCCATAGCCGCCGGCGGTCGCCTGGGCCCAGTTGCCGTTGGTTTGCCCGTTGCCGCCAACGCCACCCTGGGCGCTAAGCGTCCAGCCCGATGGCCGCGATATGCTGGTTGTTCCGCCGGTTCCGCCATTGCCGCCGCCGGCCGTTCCCGCCCCGCCACC